CACCCGTTGAGGACATAGTCGCTGATCCTGACACCTATTGTGTCAAGAGCCCCGATGGTTGGAACAACCTCAAGTGTGGTTGTCCATTCAGTAACAACGGTTATGCCCCCAAGGGCAAGGGGATAGCTTACAAGGTTAGTGGGGACCGATTCCACTTCATATGTTATGACGATTCCCACCATCACCCGAATGCCAGGGAGAAGACCAACAAGAGCGGCAAGACTTATTGGAGCTATGTAGTCAGGATTGAAGATCCAAACATAGTGTCCCACGAGAAGTTTTTGGCGATAGAATTCGACGCTGGTGAGCGTTCTGATTTGCTGGAAGTCAACGATTGGATGCGCTCCCAGAAGGTGAGCCCATCAGTAATAGCTTATAACAGCAAGAGCGTTAAAAACTACGTCATATTCCGCAAGCCTGTCGGGTTCAGCGATAAGCGCCCCGGTGAATTTGTATTCAAATCTGATAGCATACGCATGGACACTGGGTTCAAGTTCAGCTCCGGTGAGCATTGGAGGTACAAGGAGTTCGGGTTCGACGTAGACAATGAGTCACTTCCAGATGCAATAAAGAGCGTGTCTAATATAAGTGTTGCCGCGTGGAAGAGCCTGTTTATCAGCAAGGAACTCGTTGAGGTGTTGGAAGACATTAGTTCCAATGCCGTGGCTCGGGAGCCTGAGGCTGATGTGGTTGATGACAGAGATAAGCATTGGGAGGTATACAACAGAAGGATGATGGGCGCAGCAGAGAAGGAAATCAGGGCAAATTTCAAGATTGATAAGTTTGCCCACCTCCTTGATGGGTTGGGGCTCGATGTTGACCCCGACAGTGATAAGGACGTGGAACAGCAGTTGGCTGATGCCGTGCATGCTGCCCGTGGGAGAGCGTTCTGTGTCAGGTGTAGAAGGGCACCTCATCTGGTAACTACTTGGTCCCAAGGTGGTGCTGGTCATTCCAATCACACCCACCTGACCTGCTGGATGGCCTCATGTGATGATTGTAAGCCCTTCGTTCTTGGTTCCATGGCCTCTGCCATAGAGGTTCAGGTATCCAAGTGGATGGATGATGGATACTCAGTGGGTGTGTTTACCGCTCCCCTGGGTGTCCTGAGGGATAAATCAATCAACAAATCTATTAAAAATTGGGTGCAACCTCTCCGGAGAGTTAACAGATCATATAAAGACCCCCACTTGCAGACCTCGGGTCTCTTAAAAGAAAAAGAGACCCGAGGTCTGCAAGTCACCCGGAAGAACTGTTGGATTGCCCTCCGCACCCACAGGGAGGTGATATACGTATTCGCTCACCATCCGGACCATGGAGGCAGGCACACACCATCATGCGTCACCAGGGGGGGAGCAGGATTCGTGCCAACCAATTATTCAGACCTTGGGGCCATGTTCCATTCACCTGAGAGCATCCCATCATCCGTAGACAGGATCTTCACCGACGTGAACGCCATGGATAACGCACAACTCCGTGGAGATATACTGTACGGCGACCGGAAGTCCGTGAAGTACGTGAATTCACTCCGCAGGTCCATTACTGGGCGTGGGTCCTCAGCCAAAAAATCCAAAGAGGCCAAAGAGACCCAGCGTAAGAAGGACGGGGTTACAGACTTCAAGGCGACTGTGGGATACAACATGGGTGGCTTTTATGAGACGGTGTCTGATATTGTTCAGCAGCCCATAACGGAACATGACACCACAGCGGGGGGAGTGTTCGATAAGTGTCGCCCAGGCAGGCTGCACTTGGAAGGGGTGAACACCACCAAGGCTATGGACGAAGCCGTTATCAATGGACGTGTGAATCCTGCCAAAAGTGGATACCGCAGAGGAACGACCCTCACCATTAAGTCTGGGAACGGGATAAGCGTTACACCCATCAAAACACTCGAAGAAATGCTCGATGAGCGGGGAGTCTAACATGGCAAAAGAAGGCGTATTCTCATATATCCCAGACAGATTGCGGTTGGTCCCGATCTCTGTTGAATTGTCAGATGGACGGACAGTGTACGGACTTATAGGCTATTACTTCCCCAAGCACGGGAAGTACGTCAGCAGATTTGTATACAGTGGATACAACTTGTTGAAAAGAGGGAGAGCCCTTGCCATTCCAGCATGGGTGATACGCAAGCAGTTGTACACCATGTGGGTGACGGAGGGGAGAATACCTTCTAACGAAGAGGTGGTATACGAACTCGCGTGTCTACTGGACAACATTGAGGAACATCCAGAATACGAGAGAACCAAAGTGTATAACGTAGTGGTCAATGACGACATAGAAGACCATCCTATACTAGCGCCATACGGGATTAAGAATATTGATTCTTATCCAGAAGAACCCAGCATACTCAGGAAGATGAGGAAGGCACTCATCAAGCAGGGAATATGAAAGACGGTGACCGGTCAGACCCCTATGGCCCTTGGGCTTGGTATTGGGACGAGGTAGCCAAAGAAGCTGCTCTTGACTTCGCAGGGCGTCGGGACGTGGTTACCAGCCCATTTCCTATCCTCTTGCTTACGGAGCGCGTAGAGGGCCAGTACGCGCCCCCATCACCGATCACAGCACCACTTCGCCGTGAGTTTTGGGGGCTAACGGAGTGGTTGCCGCTTAGGGAGCGCAGGATCATCAGCTACGCGTATAAGGGAGGCATACCACGAGGTATGTCCCTGTACCGTGCCTTTAATGAGGAGTATGGTGAGCAGATTACCCAACAAATGTGGAGTATCACCCTGAAGCGGGCCGAGGAATGGGTGGCCCACCTTGCCCCCACCTATAGGAAGTGCGCCCCGGCGAACACTCTCCGAGGGGCCTTGAAGCGCGTTCCTTGGCCCGACGTGCTCACGGCCTACGTTGATGCCGGTTCGACCGCGAAAGCCAGCAGAACGGCAGGGTGCGCCCAGGACACCGTATACCGGAGGGCCAAGGTGATGGGGGAAACCGAACCCATGGTCGCGGCCCTCATGGCTTGGCACCGCCGACCCTGTAGGGATAAGGCCCGGAACCTCCGCCACCGGGTTCACCCCAAGAAAAAGGGTCCGGGGTCCTACAACACCGCCGTTAAATGTTTAATTACGTTCACTAAAGTGTAGGACTACACCCAAGGAGCGTTCCCATGTACCATCAGACATTCAAGCAGAAGACCCACAGTGAGATCATCCTCGATGCCATCCGTCAGGGGTGGTGTCATTCGGCAGACCTTGTAGCCCTCACTAAGTCCCGCAACCTCCAGGCCCGCATCTCGGGTCTGGAGTCCAACGGCTGGACCATCGAGCGGCGTCCGACCACTGACCGGCGCGATGGTGTGGAGTATAAGGCGACCATGTTCACGGCCAAGGTCAAGACCGGTCCCAAGCAGGTTCACCTCAAGGTGCCGGAAGGGTGTCCTCCTTGCGCCATAAAGGAAGCTCGGGCCACTGCCCTGCGGATTATGCTTGAAGCCACGGAAGGGGCCAAGGAAGCCGCTCGTGTGGCTAAGACGAACGAGGGTATCACCATCGAAGACTTCTTTGGACTCGGAAAATGACTAAAAACCGCAAAACCCTGCTCATGCTTCTTCGTGGAATCAATCACGAAGGACCACTCCCCAACGACCCCCTCAAGCTCTTGACTCCACTGGAGCGTTTCCATGCTCGACTGTATCATCACCATCGCGACGTTCGCCCTGATCCCGCTCGTATATCGGGAGGCGAGAGCCTTCCTGGAGTGGGCGAACGAGACACCCCAGGAAGCAAGTGAACGTCACCGGTTACGGGCCTGGCCTAAGCGGTAGGAGGCAGAGTCGCGGAGCCTCCGGGCTCAGGGAGGCTCACCGCAGGCGGGGTGGAGGCTTCCCTCCATTGGAGACACACTGAGTCGATCCGGGAAGTAGAAGCTCGGATCGACTTGAGGCTGTCCTTCAGGGCACGCTCAACACGTTCCTGATCGACAGGCAGGTGCTGCGTCCCGCCCAGCTCCCTCCCCTGGCACTCGGGCTGGGACCCCTCACACAGGGTGGGGAGCTTTTGAAGCAGTTGCATAGTCTTGCTCATTGGTCCGGTCCCGATTCGCCCATGGGGGTGGGTGGTGCAATTTCCACGATAGGAGCTTGCATAAGTTCTTGCACGTCGTGGCTGGGCATCTGGATTTCGACGCCCAGCTTTGCCGCAAGGGCGACTACCAATGCTACAACGAAAGCAGCGAGAAAGAGGACCGCAAGCTGGTTTTTGCTCACTGCCTCGACCAGGGTGCTTCCCCACTCATGCCAGATGGGGGTCTTTTCCCGTTGCTCTTTCTCGTACTTGTCCCGAGCTTCCATCGCCGAGGTGAGACCGGTCACAGCTTCCGACATCTGCTGTAGTTGGAAGCCTTGTTCATTTAGCTTCTGTCCCAGGTGCTCCACCGCTGTGGCCATGGACGCTGAAGCTACAGCCGACTCAGAGATGACCGCGATCAGCTGCTCGGTAGTCGTGTTGGTATTGGCCAGGGCCCCATTCATCAACGGGTGTTCTTGTTCGTCAGACATCTCAGCTCCAAGTAGTCGGTGATCAGCGGCGTCTCATCGCCATTCGCTTGAGAAGCTTCATGCTGTCTGAGTAGGCGTTCGCCGGGACAAGTTGCCCCGACAAGTACCTCGCATACTCCTTGTCAGGAGGATCAAGAAGGTCGAAGGTCCAGTAGCACACCCGCCCTTCGTGGACGGTCGAACTCAGATCGAAGCTCCGCGTGTGAAGGTAGGCAGCGTAGCTCAGGTCTCGGGTTCTTTCTGTGTACATTATCGTGAGAATACCAAAGGTTCGAAGATGATGACTTGGACAGTCAGGGAGTCGTCCCCATAGGCAATCGACCCAAGGTAGCCGATAACTTCTGAGAGATGGAGGTCCGCATCCGTGACCTTGACCACGTCACCGGGACGCAGCCAATCCATCTTACGGGGCACCGAGTAGATCACCTCCCTGCGCGGGTGAGAATGCCTCCGGGCCATGTACTGCAAGATGGATTCTGCAGTAGCTGTGTCGTAGACGACCTTCGTTTCGATATCCAGCCGCTTCGTTCCGAAGATTCCCTGACTCCGCGTACACCACAAGTTCGGAGAAGAGTTCGGGTCAGAAGCGTCATGGTTCCCTTGGCTGGTGATCACCCTTCGAAGGGCGGGGCTGCCGGTGCTGGCATTTGGTGCGAAACGGATGGTGATCTCGTTGAAAACCGAATCCGAGGAAGTGTAGACGACGTTGCCTTGTCGGATAGCGTTCCGACCTTCCTCGATGACTTCTACTGCGTCTTCATTGGAGAGCCCGGCTACCAGCCACGGCGTGACGTAAAGGCCGTCTGGACCCGTTGCAACGCTTACAGGGAGTAGCGGGAGCAGGTTGCTGCTGACCCAGCTCCAAGGGCTGATGGGGGCGTTGATGAAGGCGTCCACCTTGAAGGAGTTGAGGATGGTCAGCTCACCAAGCCTGCTGTGGTCGACTCGAAGCGTTGACTGCTGCAAAGCCCATCGGATTACGTCTCCAGCTCCGCGCAGGGTCCCTGTGCCCCACC